AAGAAAAATTTTTTAAATACTGATTTAATTTCTTTTGAATTTGGAGATAAGGTTGTTTTATCTGCTTCTGATAGAATAAAAAGCAATCTTGAAAAAGAAGAAAAGAAAGAAATAGAATTAGAAAGCAAGATGGAAATTTTTCTAAAAAATGCTACTAATTTTTATTTTAATGATGATGGTTATAATTATGAATTAAAAGCAAACAATAAATATAATTTACCTGCAGGATATTATTCTTTTAATAAACCTATTGAAGAAAATCCAACTAAGGTTCTTTATGTCGGAGCAGGTAAGATATTAATTGCTGATAGTAAAAATCCTAATGGAGAATGGAAATGGAGAACTGCTATAACTCCACAAGGAATAGCTGGAGAAGAAATAGTTACAAATTCTATTACTGCAAATAAACTATCAGCAGATGTAGGGCAAAGTTTGGATTTAAGTTCAAATGAAAGTATAAATAATGTTGTAAATAAATCTATAACAAACGAAGTAGAAAAAATTAGAATTGGTGGAAATAACTTAGCTAAGCATTCAGACAACTTCTATAATTCTGTTGAAGAAGGCGGAGAAAATTACTGGTCAGCCGCTGCAGATATAACGAAAAAGAAAATAACAGATTGTGTAGATGTAAGTTATTGTGAAAACTGTGAAGATTGGATAGGTTATGAAACAGTAGAATTTAGTAAATTCAATTGGGAGAAAATAAAATTAGAGCAAGGAGATAATTTGTTTTCTTATAATTTTAGCAAACATATAGAATATATGTATAATTCGGAGCTTAAAACAAATCAAGATTATATGATTAGTTTTGATGTTGTAAATCCTAATACTTTTAACTTAGTTTTCAAGAAATATCTTAGCAAAACAGATTCTTATTTTACAGTTGTTTTGAAGCCAAAAGAATATAGAAGAATATATTTTAAGCTTAACTCAGATGATACGATATTACCTTTTGATTTAGAAGAAGGGGCGGAAAGACCAGAGAAAATAAAAATAGCATGTAAGAAACTGAAAATTGAAGAAGGTACAGTTGGTACTGCTTGGAGTCCTAATATTGACGATTTAGAGGAAGTAGATAAAGTTTTAAAAAATGCAATAGACTTTTTAATAAGTGATAATAAAGACTTATTAAAAAAATATGATGGACTTAATCTAGAAAATGTAAAGATTAGACAACAATTAAGTACAGACTTAAAACAGACAAGAGATGAATTTTTGTTCCAATTTAATAACTATAAACAACTACTTAACGAAACAGGGCAAGTTATGGAGCAACGTTTTAATGACTTTTCGAGATATATCCGTTTCAAAGCTGGAAAAATTGAGCTTGGAGATATTAATTCACCTTTTAAAACTTTAATCACTCACGAAAAAATAAGTTTTTTAAAAGGAGAATCAGAAGTTGCTTATATCTCTAATAATAAACTTTATATCACTAATGCTTATATTATTAATTCACTTAGAATTGGTAATTTTGAATTTATTGTGGAAAGTAATGGTGGTTTAAGTTTTAGAAAGGCGGTGAACTAATGGCTTTAAGTGGAAGTTATCAAAATGGTAGGACTGGTTATACTGCTAAAACTGAGTGGACAGCAATACAAAATATTGAAGAGAATTACTCAGATTTAACAATCAAATTATATCTAATCTGTGGTAATAGATATGATATTTATACAAAAGAAAAAATTCACAAAGTTTATATTGATGGTACAGCCTATGAAATAAAATCTAGTTTGTATAGTCATGGTGGAGAAACGTTGTATTTAGGTTCTACAACAAAAAGAATTTATCATAATGCAGATGGTACAAGAGAAGTAAAATTATCAACAGTAGTTCAATTTAATGCTACTATTAAAGGAACTTATGTAACTAATGTTAATGGTGGGTCAGATACTATAACTCTTGATAAAATACCAAGAATGAGTAATATAAAAAACACAATGATAGGTTCAAGATACTTAAATTCTCCACATGAACTGCAAATTGACAAATTCTTAACTGGAAATATCACTCATGACGTTTGGTATATAGTTTATGGAGATGATGCCACAAAGACGAGCAACTGGCACTATATAGCAAGAAATACAAGCAGTTTAGATGTTGAATTTGTGCCTACACTTGATCATATAGAATTACAACCTAACAATACTACTATTTATCTTGATTTTGGAATTAAAACATATAAAGACGGAGAATTATACGGAGAAATAGCTTATAGTAAAGGGTGGCATTTTAAAATTCCAGAAAGTGTCAAGCCGACTATAACTAATATTGAGATAGTAGAAGCAGACGAAAAAACAAAACCTTTAGGGTTATATGTTCAAAATCATAGCAAGCTTAACATAAGAACTACTGCTGAAGGAATAAAAGGTTCAACTATACAAAATGTAAAAGTTACAATTGCGGGTCAAACTTTAAATGGTGCAAATGTAACCACATCGGAGATATTAGAAAGTGGAGAAATAGAACTAAATGTAACTGTAACAGACAGTAGAAATAGAACTGATACTTTAAAAAGAAAAATATCAATAGAGCCTTATTTTTTACCAACGATTAGTAATTTTTCTGGACATAGATTAGATGAAAACCAAAGTAAAGTTAGTATTCAAAACAATTTTAAAATGGCAAGTCTTTTAGATAAAAATACTTGTAAATGGAAAATTGAAAGAAGACAAATAGGAACTGATAATTGGGTTACTTTTAGAGAAGGTAGAGAAAAAATTTTAAATAATAGTATCGTTCACTATAATATTGACGAAAGCTATGATTTTGAATTTAGACTCACTATATCTGATTTTTATAATGAAGCTAATCAAACTTTTTTTATTTTCTCTGCTTTTAGGTTAGTTAGTTGGCATCCGTCAGGTACTGGAATGGCAATAGGTCAGATATCAAAAACACCTAATATGTTTGACATAAACTTAAAAACAACTTTTCATAAAGGAATTGAAGTAGAAAAATGGACTAAAATGCACCTTTATAACAGCACTACACCTTATAATGCTAAAAACGAATTAAAATATTTTAAAGATCCATTAGGACTGGTTCATATACAGGGTGTAGTTAAGGATACAACTTCTGAATGGCTTGCTAGAATAACAAGAGCAGATTGCAGACCTGAAAAAGATTTAATTATATCAGTGCCATGCACTGGTTTTAAGTTTGCCTTTTTAAAAATATATGAAGATGGAAATATTTTAATAGATAATAGAAGTGAAATCAATACGAATTGGATTTCACTTGATGGAATAACATTTAAAGCAAAGGAGTAAAAGAATGGCAGAAAAAGAAAGAGAAATAGCAGAAGTAGTAATCAAAGTATCTACTTTAAATGGTAAAGACAGATACGAAGTAATTGCAAGACGTTCTAATTATTTAGAGGTTGTGGCTAGTGATATTAGCACTATTGAAAAAGAACTGCAAAAGGTAGTTGGACTATGTAAAGTTTTAAAAACACCTAGTGAAGAAATCGAGGAGCAAACACAAAGACTATTAGAGTTTGTTATTAAGAAATCAACAGAGAAAGAAAAATTACAAAATCCTGATTTTTTTAGAAAGTGGGGAGTAGGTGAGTTTTTTAGTAAAGGCGAGTATGTAAACCATTTAGGACTTGTCTTTAAATGTAAGCAAGATAACAATGCAACTTATGAAAACATACCTATCAACACTCCTGAACTTTGGGAGAAGATTGTTGAAAAAGCAGACAAAAATATCAATCCTGAATATGCTGATAATTATAATAAAGCAGAATTTTATTCAAGAGATAAAAGCTATAAGCTAGGAAGCTATGTAATTTATTATAACGAACTATATAAAGCAATAAAAGAAGTAAAAAATGGAGAAGTGCCTGACTTAAAGAGTAATTATTGGCAATTAATACCTAAAAATCTATAATTAAGGCATATAATAACATTAAAAAATAAAAACAATGCAAAATAGGGGAATTTTTGGGCGATTTGTGTATATTTCAACGCTTACAGAAAGGAAGGTAAATCAAAATTGTGGATATTTTAAAAATCGGCGGTTATGCAAGTGCAATTTGTGCTATTTTGTTACTTGCAAAAAACATTTATGAAGGTGTCGTGGTTATTAACAATTTAAACAGTACAGTTATAAGTCTTAACCAAGAAGTAGTTGATTTAAAAATTAATGTAGAAAAAACACAAAAAGAAATCAGCGAATTTAAAAAGTCTTTTTCAGAATTGAAAATTAAATTAAACGAACTGAACAAAGCTTTTAAGCAAATGAAGTTAGAAGATGAAAAGCAAAGCAATTCCATTAGGTCAATTTTAAGACAGCTAATAATCAACTATACTAATGATATTTTAGACAGGCAATATATTTACAATGAAGAAATTTATTGCTTGCGTCAACTTTATGAAGGGTATGCCCTTCTAGGTGGCAACTGCACTATCGAAGAAAGAGTAAAAGAAGTTATAAAGTTACCAGCGAAAGCTGGACAATTCAATCCTAACAAGCAAATGATTGATAAAGCAATTGAAGAAATCAAAAAAATAATTCAAAACAACAAAGGAGAATAAGAATATGAAAAAATTTAATTTTAAAAAATGGATTAAGGCGGCAACAGTAAGATCAATTAAAACTATGGCACAAAGTGCAGTAGCATTAATTGGAACATCTACATTAATTACAGAAATTGATGTAAAAGCAGTTATAAGTGCAGTAATTCTTGCTGGGATTTTAAGTTTATTAACTTCTACTGCTGGATTACCAGAAGTATCAGAAGAAGAATAAAGGGTATAATACCCTTTATTTTTTCTTTAAATAGGAGAAAAAATATATGAAAAAAATTGATTTTTTAGATAGGATGTATCAAGAATACAATCAATTAGATGAAAGAATAATTAAGCTTGAAAAAGCTTTAAAAACAAAGCCACTGGATAGACGAGAAATAGAACTTTTAATCAATCAAAAAGAGCATATGAAAGCATATAGAGAAGTTTTAAACAAAAGAATAAACTATACAAAGCAAAAGTATAGCGATTTATAAAAGGAGTGTAAATTTATGGATATTAAAAGATTAATTGTATCAGATGCGGTTTCAAATAGAGTAAGTTTTGGGAGAGGAAATCCAAGAAACTACCTAACAATACACCAAACAGGAAATACCGCTGCTGGTGCTAATGCAAAAGCACACCACAACTTACAAGCACGTTCTGGAATTGGTTATGGTTGGCATTGGCAAGTTGACGACCACGAAGCTATACAAACACACGACCACGATTTCAAGATATGGCATGCAGGAGATGGCAGAGGTAAAGGAAATACAGAAAGTATCTCAATAGAAATTTGTGTAAATTTAGACGGCGATTATAATCAGTCAGTCGAAAACGGAGCAAAACTTGCTGCAATGATTTTAAAAGAAGAAAATATTGATATTAGCAGAATGGTTCAACATAATTATTGGACAGGAAAAAATTGCCCAGAGCAAATAAGAGCTTGTAAAAATGGAATTTGTTGGAGTCATTTTGTAGAAAAGGTTAGAGGTTATCTAAACGGAAGCAATGAGCCTATTGGTTGGCGATATGAAGAAGAAACGGGCAAATGGTGGTATAGACTACCAAACGGAGATTATGCGAAAAATAGCTGGTCTAAAATTAATGGCGAATGGTATTACTTTGATAGTGAGGGCTATGCTTATTGTGAAAAATGGCTAAAATACAAAAATGAATGGTATTACTTTGATAAAGATTGTAAAATGCTATGCGAAGAATGGCTAACAGTTGGCGAAGAAACATTCTACTTTAACAATTGGGGAGTATGCGACCTCAATTATGTTAGAAACATTGACGGCAAGCAATATGCTTTTAATGAACGTGGGGCATTAATTAAAGATAAAATAATTAAAGAAAATGGATCTATCGAAAATATAAAAAAATAATTAAGGGAGCTTAATTGCTCCCTATTTTTTTATT